CTTAAATCCATTTCTTTGCCACCTAAATTCATTATACCACCATCTTTTTTACCTTCAACCATTATCATTGTTTCGCTGACTTCGTCTTCTTCTGGTCCTTCGTCTGCTAGTTTTAAAGCACGGCCATATTCTTCGACAGCTTGTTTAGATATATCAGGTAGTCTGTCATACATAGCCTTAGCCATTTTATAACCCATACCCATTGGTGTAGTTGTTTTATATAAAGATTCTGCAATATCTTTTACTGTTTCTCTAACTTTTTCAAAGCCTGTGGGTGTAACCATTTCTTCGTCCATAGTTAAATCGTATTCATCAACTGTATCTTCCATAGGTGCAGGTGATTCTACTTTACCACCTTCTGCTTTTTTAACTCTCTTATAAACACTTAAGAACTCAGAATGTTTCTCGTGCCCTGATGCTGCATCAGGGTTCATTTCGTACATTCGTTTCCAACCTTTATACTCAGCTGACTTTTTAATTTTTTTCATTTCTTCAGGAGTAACACCACCTGCTCCTATAATACCACCATCCTTTGCTCCCTGGTACTCGATGCTTTGTGATGTAACAAAGTCTTCTAATTCATTCGGACTTAATTTTTGATCGCCAAACGTATCACCCACGTTGCTATAGTATTGTTTTAAGTATGGTTGCAACCTTATAATTCTGTCTTGATATTCTTCTTCTGTTTCATCAGCGCCTTTTGAAAGTAGACCCCCTAACAAACCTGATGCAGCACCTATTCCTAATAAACCTTTACCTGATGTTAAAGCACCTTTTGCTTTATTAAACAATCCAAATAAACCTTTAGATTTAAAACCTAATGACGGAGGTAATGTTTTACCACCAAATAAAGAACCAAACTTTGCTCCTAAACCACCAAAGCCACCCATACTACCTATTGCTAAAGCACCTAAGCCTATCTTACCAATAGGGCTTTTAATTATCTTCTTAATAGGTCTAGTTATCTTCTTAACTAAACTACCTAATCCGTATAATTGTCTAGGTTCTTGCATTCTTGAAATTGCCATAATCTTTTAAAATATCCTATTTTTTAATGTTTTACAACTCCTTCGATTGAGCACCAATATTGATTTGAGCAACCTTAACATGCACATCTCTTCTTATATGCTCTCTTTGTGTAGCAGTATTAGGGTCATTTACATCAGCATCTGCCTCAGCATCTGACATATATTCTTGTCCTGTCTGCATATTAGTTAAAGTAATTTCTACTTCAGGAGTAATAACTCTTGTCTTTTTACCTTCTATTACTTTAATTTCTTCTTTAGCCTCTTGTTCTATAAACGGCATAGTCCTCCTATGATCTACTAATCTGTAATACAGAAGCTGTCATCTTTATTACATTAGTTTGTGTTGTTTGCATTTTTAATATATCTCCTGCTTCCAAGATAAGGATGTTGTTAAATGTAAGTAAATCAACGCCATCGCTTGCTGTAACATTAGACACGTCAAATTCAAAATCAGTTGAGGAACTAGCGTTAAATACTTTAATTGTAACATCTAGCGCACTCCCATGTGTATTGAATAATTTAATTGTTTTAATAATACTTGTTGTAGCGTCAGGTGATGTATACATACTGACATCACTTCCTGAAGCATTAATAGTTGCTTGAATATTTTTATATACATTAGCCATTACTGTGAAAAGAAAGTAAACCTTTCTGTTTCTTCTTTTTGTTCCTGTAAAAATGTTGAGTTTAATTGTTCAACAATTGCTCTTAATGCTCTAGCAATCTGTCGTTGGTTATCAACTTCGTATTGTTCTTTTGGTTCTGGTATTCTTACTACTACTTTTGTCATTATATTAACCTTTGTTCTACTTGTCTTAATACTTCTTTGTTAAACTCAGGCAGATTTATACCAGCGTTAGCTAAGAATCCTTTAGCCACACCATCACCATTGTAGTCTGCAAATTCAATATCTTTAATAAATATTCTTCTATCTGTTGTATCTAGTGAATACACCACTGGTATTTTATCAATTTTAAAAGATATCGGACTGTCTTGAACCATAATAAATTTACCGTTTTCTTTAACATAGTGACTACCCGCAACAGTAACACCTTTGTAATTATGTATTTCATCAGATGCTTTAAATTGAAATACTCCTGTAACTTCACCGCCTTTAGTTTGATCACCAAGTTGTATATCTTTAATTTTCTTTTCACTACCATTAGCCATTTGCACAAGAGTATTTGGATCAAAACAAAATCCACCATATCCAGATTCTCCACCGCCACCTTTACTACCACCACCGTTACCACCTTTACTTGAACCACTCCAACCTGTATCAGTATGCGGGTTATGGCTACCACCTGTGTAACCTTGTTTTTTACCATATTCAGAATGTGGGTTAACAGTTCCTGTATTTTTACCTGTTTCTGCGCCTTTGTTAATATTTTCTTCTTGTTTATTAACTCTATTTTGAATTTTAGCAACTTGTGCTTTCATAACTTTTTGATTTTGTTTGTATATTTTTTCGTTAAATATTTTTTGTTTATTCATATTTCTATAAAAATCTACTTTGTTTTTTTGAAAAGTTGATAAATTTTCATATTCTTCTTCAGTTAAATCTGCATACTCAGCTGCCTTGTCAGCTACATACTCTGCATAATTACCAAATGCAGATCTAGTATTAATTCCATAAGGGTCTTTAGATAATCCACTATTATTTTCACCGAATACTGTTGGACCCGTGTATCCCATAACAGATTGTATAAAAGATTGATCGGTAGGAGCCAAAGTATTAAATCTATCTAAAGAACTTAGTATACCTGTAATTGGTCCTATGCTTTTTACTTTACCTAAAATAGAGGCTAATCCTTGTTTAGTTTTACCTGCAAGAGTTTGAGCTTGTGGAATATTCATACCTGCTGCAAGATAAGCCCCTGCATCAACAGGGTTTACGTCTTGTCTTTGAGTTGGAAAACCAAGAAAAGAATTAGTAGGTGATTGTTTATTAAAAAATTGATTTGAAGTAAGTCCATAAAAATTACTAAAGTTAGTCATTGGAGAATTAGCTTGTAACGCATTTATGCCACCTTGTCCGCTAGTGTTAATTCTTGGAAGTGGTGGTTGATAACCAGGAGGAGCCCCGGTTCCTGGTTGATTAGCACCACCCCCTAAATAATATTGATATAAATCATACACCCTATTTGGTGTAGGTGCATAATTCTGCATAAAATCTACTACTGGTTTTACCATTATCTTCTCCCGTCAGGTTGTAGGTCTATTCTAACTGTACCAAATCTCCAAGTTTCTGATGTAGAACTATTAGAGATCTGAATGTTAGCAAAACGACCACGTGCTCGTGTATCTACTTTAGTCGTTGATGACGTTAATGTAAAGGGACTATAGGTGCTAGCAGTATCTGCTTCTGCGGGAAAATTTTTTATACCTACTGTTAATGTAGCATTTCCTGTTAAAACTTTAAAGTTAGGTAGAATTCTTCTCATAGCTAAAAAGAATTCACCATTTCCTTTAACATCTAAATCAAAGTCATATGATTTTATATTTGATGCGATAGCTGTAGTTGAGCCATCAGGATTAATTTGATCCGTACCAACTTCATGTTCAAAATATGTTGTTTGACCTAATCCGTTTAAACCTATTATACTAGGAAAAGTTCCCTCTGCATTGTCATTAAATTTTGTTGCAAAAGGTTTAGGGTATACAATAGAGTCAACCCAAGTTGTTCTAGGTTCGTTTCCTGTATACCATATTAATCCATTTTGTGGATTAGATTCACCATAATTATAAACTACGTATCTATTGTTGTAAGCTGATCCTGATGTAGGATACCACCAAATTACTTCTGAAAATAAATTATTGATACCTGCGCAAACTTGTTGGCCTTTTGTTGTATCAAAATCATCATAAACATAATCTTCAACAGATGATAATAATGTTTTAACAGTACCATCAAAAGCAAAAAAACCATTATTACTTATCCAATAGGCAATACCATCTATTTCTACAGCAGCGTTTTGTCCTATTAAACCACAGTTTGTACCCACTTGTTCAAAACCAAATGTAAATGGAGCTCCAACAAATTTCATAGTATAAAGAGCATTATCTGTCCATACCAATATATTTTCTTTAGCAACTAAAGCACCCATTATTTTAGTTCCATCTTGTAATCTTTGAGAGCCCGCTGAATTAATAGCCGTAGGTGTATAGTCATTTATAGATTCTTGATCTGAAAATCTTATAAACATATCATCTTGTGTTGTAGGATCACCAATAGTTGTTTCTGTTCCAAAATGAATTAAGTGTCTTGTTGTTGGTGATATTAAAGTTGTTCTAGTTGCAGTAGGGTTACCAAGTGAACCACTAATAGCTGTAGAAAAATTTGTAGTTGTTTTGGAAGCTCTTGTTGTAAAATTAGTTGCAATAGAAGAGTCCCAAGTAAAAGTTTCACCATTAGCAATAGTTGCAACTAATACTTGACCAAAGTTACTTAAAGACCAAAGTCCTGGTTCAAGAGTTACTGTAGATGCAGACACAGCATCTCCAAATCCTGTCCATAAAGTTGCATCTTGAACAGTTGTATTAGTAGAGTGAGCTTGACCATTTGATGTACCAGGAGTTGCTGTTCCTGATGTACCTCTAGTAATACTTAAAAAATTTGTAGCGTTTGTTGAAGTGTAACTAATTAACTCAGCAGTTGGAACTGTGCCTACAGCAATTGTTCCTGAAGAAGCAAAACCTGTTGTTGAATCTACGGTTACACTTGTACCTGATCCACCTGTACCTGCTGTGTCGGCATTTAATGATCCATCTAATTCTGTGCTTTGCGAACCTGTTATTGTTCCACCATAATTACCAATACCAAAACCATAACCATAAGATTGTGCTTCTGGTCCGACTGTTTGATATGGTTCTACTATACAAGAACTTCCTGAAGTTAAATCAGAACCACCTCCATTAGTTTCTGCTGATGGTGATGTAATTGTAAAAGTTGTTGATGTAGGGACTGTTATAACTTGACAAAGTTTATCTTCAAAAGTTGATGCAGCAATACTAGAACCTGTTGGCATTGTTACCGAATCTAATTCAATAATATCTCCCACCTCTAACCCGTGGTTAGTTGATGTTGTAATTGTAACAGCAGTTCCTCGAGTAGTGCTTGTAGTTATGGTTGAACCTGTAAATGTAATTTGAGTCCCTGCATTATTACTTCTAAATGGAGTAATATCATATAGAGCTCCTTCAAAATATATTAATAAAAATTTATCAGTGCCAATGGCAACATATCTATTACCATCAAGATCAACAAATGCATGTTGTTTTCTAGCAACACCTACTATTGTATCTGGAAGAAGTGAAGACCATCCTCCAACTTTTTCAGGAAGATTATATCTAAAACGAACGTTATCAGAATCAACCCATCTGTTTTCTGCACCAACAGATGTATCTTGTTTATCGATGCCTGATCTAAATTTAAAGTCAATGAGAGCCACTGATTACTCTCCTAAGCTGTGTTAGTCTTAAATGCCCAACCTCTTGTTGCATCAACGTATACCAATGTTACTGCTTGACCAGCGGTGCTTAATACTAGATTTGAAGTTCCTGAATTAATTGGTTGTCCGTTTCTATCGAAAGTTAAATTGTTGGATGCAAATGTTCCTCTAGTATCGATAACAGTTACCTCATCTCCAACAGATGGTGAAGAAGGTAAATCTATTTCTATGGGGTTGGCTGTTGTATTTGCAAAAACTTGTGCGCCAGCTACTATGGCGTAAGGACTATTAGAATCAGTTATAGTTGCATAACCCTTTTCTAAAATAGTCATAACTGTTTCTGTGCCATTTGATTTACAAAGAACAGTTGCACCTGGTGGTATTTGAGTGGTGCTACCACTAGCTGTTAATACTCCAAGTGTTCTATTTGATGTGCCTCTAACAGTGTCATCTTTCATTATCCATACTCTAGTCACACCTGAACCTGAAGGCATAGTAATAGTTCTATCTCCTGCTAAAGTTCCTGTTAACCTTAAGTATGCATTTTTACCATTGGACGTTGCACCATCTGTTAGTAGTAATGTAACACTAGCTCCCGCCATATCTACATCTAAAACTCCCGATGATCCCTGTTCCAAAATTTGTAAATTTGTGTTGGTAATTCCACCCCATTGACCGGCTTTCTCACCTGTTGTAATTATTTCTAGTTTAAGGTCTGATGAAAATGTTGATGCCATATTAATTTGTATCTATTGGTGTCCAGACCATATCTACGCCTGGAATAATTTCACTCCATGTTATCGCAGCTACTTCCCCTGTATCTACAGATAATTGTACTACAGATGGACTTATATTTGCGTCAGCAGTTATTGTAACATTTCCTGTAGCTAAGGTCAATTGGTTTACAGAAGGTGTAATATCAACGCTTGTACTTGCTTCTGCTGTTCCTGTTGTTAATGTGACTTGACTACCTGTAGCAGTTAAATTAGCATCTGCTGTAATTGTTATTTGTCCAAGGCCAAGAGTTAATCTATTTGGATTAGGTATTTCTGTAATAGAATCTGCACTAATTCCTGGATCTCCAATACTTATAGAAAGTTGATTACGAACTACACTTACTTGTACGTCACCAGCTGTTTGTGCTGTAGCGAACGGTAATGCTGATATTGCGTCAAATCCTAAACTCATAAATTTCCTTAAAAGGAGACAGGGGGTATGTGGTGGTGCCCTGCCTCCATCTAAGAATTATATCATCGTTTAAACCAAGAAGGAAGTCCTAAATGTGGACGCTTATCAAACATATTATCTTTTGCTCCTAGGGTTTTACGATTGTTATAATGCAGAAAAACTTGTACGCATTCTTTACCTTTGAATTTTTCTCTCCAATGTTCTAGATCACAGCCAGAATAAACTAGCATATCTCCTGGTTTTAAATCTACTCTAACACCTTTCTTACCAATTTTTCCAGATGGTTCTAGATATATAGGCCAATCATCACCACCAAGATTCATCGTGGTAGATATTTCACAAGAAAATCTATCCTTGTGTCTTTTTAATTCATCACCTTTTTTATATATTCTTGCATAGGTATAAGAAGGATATAGTTTTAATCCTGTAGCTTTCTCCATACCTGGTTGACATTTAAGTAATAAAGTTTCCATAGCAATATTACCATAAGCAGAATAAGTATTTGGTATCTGTTCATTCTCTCCTTCATAGTAACCTAGTATGCTCTCAAATGGTGAAAAGTATCTCGCTTGTCTACAAGTGTCATAAACTTGTTTCTGCATTCTAAAATAATTTGCAATAAAAACTGCTAAGTCTTTTGATATAGCTTCTTTAATAACTGTGTATTTTTTCTTTTTAAACATCTTTAGCCATTTCTTTTGGTACAGCTTGTATATTCCAATGTATAAATCTAAATGGTTCAATACCAAAATCTACTGCATATTCGTGTTCTAAGAATCCTGGAAATATAATTAATGTGCCTGGTTTAGGTTTAAAGTGAATTAATTCTGTACCACCCCATACACCTTTAATATTTGGTTTCATTTTTAATTTTGTAGATCTTGCACCTGTTCTAGGTTCATGAAATATTGGGTATGATGTTTTGTCACTACACTTTAAAAAATAAAAACCTGATACGTGTTGATTCCAATGTATGTGTGCAGAGTGATGACCACCGCCTTTTTTAGCAAACTCTTGCACCCACATTTCACTAAACATAGTATGATATTGTGACATATCATAACCTTGATGATCTAAATATTCCCAAGACTTTTGACCAATGTAAGTTCTAAAATCTAAAAAATCATTATCCATTGTAAGTGGTGTTGAATGATATGATCTTCCAAAATCACCCCATTTTTTTATATGTGCTTTTTCTCTATTTCTTGATTCTTTAATATATTTGTTAGAAGCTTTATTTAATGACTTTATAAACTCTGGTTTGTATTCTGACCAAATGGCTGTATTAAAATAATTATTTATATACATTATTTAAAAGGCCTCCCTAAATGCCATACCACAAGACTATATCTTGTGCCTGATGTTACTGGTTTAACTCTATGCCACACAAAACTAGGAAATACAATAATAGAACCTTTTGGTAATATCTCTTTACATTGTATTCTATGTTTTGATTCATCTCTCATATGTGGATCATAGTTTCTAAAATCAAATTCTAATTCACCGCCTTTGTATTCTGACCCATCTGTTAATTGACAAGTCATAGATAATTTTCTAATTTTACCATGATCAGGAGCGTTTTTATCTTTACGGTCATAAGGTTTATCCCAACTATCACAATGCCAATCATAATATTGATTTAATTTATATTTTGTAAACTGACAAGACTCAGATCTGTCCCAATCAAAATTCCAACCAGCAGCTCTATTTGCTTCGTGAACATACGGATGTAATTCTTTATATATCCAAGTATCATTTAACCAAACTAAATCAGACTTTCTTTTTCTTTGTAAATTTTTAATTTCATCTTTGCTTAATTTTTTTTTATCTTTATATCCACCAGTTAAAGCCATAACTTCTTTTTGTTTATTTGCGTAAGCAATAACTTCGTCACAAAATCTAGGTGTAAGCACACCACTAAAATACCAGTAATAATTAGATATATTCATAAGTAGTTGTTAAAATAAAATTTAATTGATCTTTTTGATTATTAGTTATGTAGTACATATTAGTTGATG